AGAAAATCGGGCAGGTTACTTCAGCACCAAAGCCAGCATCTACTAAGAAAGACGAGGAATAATCCTAATGGCTGTATTTCTAAACAATAAGGTCGGCGTTAAGATTAACTCTGTTGATCTAAGCGACCATGTGACCGCTATTACTCTGAACAGAAGCTTCGACGAACTCGAAGTCACTGCGATGGGCGACTCATCTCACAAGTTCGTAAAAGGCTTGGAAGCATCAACAGTTACAATCGATTTCCTTAATGACACAGCAGCAACAAATGTTCTAGCAACACTTCAAGCTGCATGGGGAACAACTGTAACTTGCGTATTCTTACAGGAAAAGGGAACAGCAGTATCTGCTACAAACCCACTTTACACAGTTTCATTGTTAGTCAATAACACAACAGACATCAATGGTGCTGTTGGCGATATTGGTACACAATCAATCACATTTACTGCTAACTCAACAGTTGCAGTAGCCACATCAGGTACTTTCTAAACAACTAAACAAAGGGGCAAAGCATGGCAAAGTTAAAAGTAACAAGGGCAGATGGATCAGTTGGGGAATACCCAATAACTCCATTGGTGCAGTATGGCTTTGAGATTTACGCTAAAAAGGGCTTTCACAAAGCGTTCATCGAAGACCAGAAGCAGAGCGATATCTTCTGGCTTGCTTGGGAATGTATCCGCCGTTCGGGTGAAACTGTTAAGCCATTTGGAGAGCAATTCATTGAGACCTTAACTTCGGTTGAGGTATTAGATGATGACCCTTTGGCTTAGGGCGCGACTCGATCACCTATCTGATTGCTAAATTAAGTGTCAGACTCGGGATCGCGCCACAACAATTATTAGAACTAGATGAAGTAATGCTAAAGAACCTAATCAAGGTTCTACAGGATGAAGCGAAGGAGGCTAGAGATGCCAGCAACCGTCAAAGGCGGCGTTGAACTTCGCAAGGCACTTCGTAACTTCGCTCCTGAATTAGGCAAAGAAACACAAAAGGAAATTGCTAGCGTTCTTAAGCCTGTTGTAAAAGAAGCTAGAGGATTTGTCACTACCTCGCCTTTAAGCAACTGGGCTAGAGAAGGTGGCAAGTTTCCTGTATTTAACGCTTCAATCGTTAAGCGTGGCATTGGTTACAAGACAACACCATCGAAGCCTAATCGCAGAGGCTTTACAGCATTAGCACAGATTCGTAACCGTTCAGCAGCTGGTGCTATCTATGAAACAGCAGGTCGCCGCGCTCCAGGCACAAAGCCTTCATCTCGTCCTAACTTTGCTCAGGCAATGGGCCCACTTACAGGATCAGGCAAAGAGCGTGGTCGCTTGATTTATAAGGCTTGGGAAAATGACAAGGGCAACGCTACAAAGGCTGTTCTTAAAGCCATAGATAATGCTGGCAAGACTTTCAATCGAATGGTAGGCACTCGCTGATGGCTAATGTAGTAATTGATATTGCAGCCGAATACACCGGCAATAAAGCATTCAAGCAGGCAGAAACTGCTACACAGAAGTTAGAAAAAAGCGTTGCAAAACTAGGCAAGCAACTTGCTGGAGTGTTTGCTGCTTCTAAGTTATATGCATTTGGTAAGCAGTCAGTCAAAGCATTCGCAGCTGATGAGAAGGCTGCACGATCATTAGCGTTAGCCCTAGCCAATACAGGCAACGCCTTTGCATCCATCGAGGTTGAGAAGTTTATCGGTGATTTGCAGCGCGCTACTGGCGTTCTTGATGACAACCTTCGCCCAGCGTTTAGAACCCTTCTTACAGCTACAGGCGATGTTAAAAAGTCACAAGATGGTTTAGCTCTAGCCCTTGATATTGCGGCAGGTACAGGCAAAGACTTAGGTGCCGTATCTATGGCACTTGCAAAAGCTTATGGTGGGCAGACAACAGCCCTTAGCCGTCTAGGTGCAGGCTTATCTAAAGCCACTCTCGCATCTGGTGACTTAGATTTAATCACAAGCGAATTAACAAAGAAGTTCTCTGGTCAGGCATTAGCTGCTGCCGAAGGTTATTCAGGAGCAATCGCTAAACTCACAGTTGCATCCAATAACGCTAAAGAGATTATCGGCAAAGACCTTCTTGATGCTATGCAGATGGTTGCAGGAGAAGAAGGCATCGGCGGAGCAACGACAGCAATGGAAAGCTTTGCTACTCAAATCGGAAATGCAATCTATGGCATTGGTGTTCTTACAAAAGCAATCAAATCTATACCTGGTGCAGGATTCATTGGTGATGTTTTAGCCGCTGGTACTCAGATTTCAGGTATTGGACTTTTATCAAGATTAGGTCAATCAAGTAAAGCGCGTTCAGCAGGTACTCCAGCCCAATCGCCTGGACAACGCAAAGCCATCGATAAAGCCAATGCCGATGCAATTAGACTTCAAAAGTCCAAGAACACTTTATCTAAGATTGACAACGACAATACTGCTAGAAAACTTGTTCTCACAGGCGATCAGTTAGCCCTTCTAGAACTAGAGAAGAAATTCGATGTAGAGCGCATTGGCTTATTTGCTGCTATGAATCAGGCAACTGATGGTGAAACAAAGATGCGCCTTTTATCTCTCATTGCTATCAAGGATCAGAACGCTGCTCTTGCTGGTCAAATTATGAATGCCAATAAAGCAACCGATGCCTTAGAAGCATTCCGTCAAGCCATTCTTGCAGCCATTCGAGCATTGCTAGACAAGGTTCAAAACGAACTTGCACAGCTACAAGCTTTGACTGGCAACACCCCAGTTACAGCAGGCACATCAACTTTTATGACCAATGACCCAACAGCGGTATCTGGTGGCATTCCTAACACAGCCTTGTCCATGGACTTTGGTGCTGGAACATTTAGAGCTGCTGAATCTCGTACAACAAACATTTCAGTAAATGTGCAAGGCTCAGTTACTACCGAGCGCGATCTAGTCAATGCCATTACTCAAGGCATCTATAACAATCAGGCTTCTGGAATCCCAATCTCCTATACGACTGCGTACAGATAATGGCATTACCAGCAACCCTTGTTGTCAAGATAAATCTATCGGGCGGAGCTTCATTCGGTAATCCGTTTATCTTGGGTACTTCACAACTGGGCTTTGCTGAACTAGCTTCTGCCATTCCCGTCATTGTCGATGTTTCTGCACAGACCACAAACATCTCGACTCGCAGAGGGCGCAATCTTTTGCAGGATAATTACGAATCTGGACAAGCAACCATTCGAGTTGTAGACCCAAACGGTGACTTCAACCCACAGAACACCGCTAGCCCCTATTTCGGGCTATTACAGCCACTTAGGAAGATTCAGGCATCTGCTATCTATGGCGGAGTTACTTATGGCTTATTTGGCGGCTACATCACCGAATATCGCTATACCTATCCAACAGGTCAAGAAACAGGTTATGTAACCTTTATCTGTTATGACGCATTTAGATTGATGTATAACTCAGGCATTACAACCGTTACAGGCGGCACAGCAGGTCAGACAACTGCGCAGCGCGTTCAATCTATCCTCACCATGATTGCCTGGCCGCCTGCATTTACCAGCATTGGCACAGGTGCAACTACTTGCGTGGCAGACCCAGGCACAACACGCACAGTCCTAGAAGCAATTCAGACTGCTGAGTTCACAGAGCAGGGTGCGTTTTACATCGATGAGAACGGCGTAGCAACCTTTAAGGGTCGCCAGTTCGTCTACGATGCACAAGCGGCTTCTCCAACAGTATTCAACCAAAATGGCACAGGAATCAACTACGCTGGAATTACCTTTGCACTCGATGACAAGACAATCGTGAACAAGGCAACTGTGACCCGAATTGGTGGCACAGCACAGACCAACTCTGATGCCACATCCATTGCCCAATACTTCACACGATCCATTACAGCTACAGACATGCTTATGCAGACAGATGCTAACGCCTTAAGCCTAGCCACAGCCTATGTGACTAGCCGTAAGGAAACTTCTATCCGCATTGAAACCATCACTCTGGATTTGATGACTCCTAGTTATTCAGCAGGGGTTACAGCAGCTTTAAGCCTTGACTTCTTTAACACAGTAGATATCACCAATGAACAACCTGGTGGATCAACTATCCAGAAAAAACTCCAAGTGCAGGGAATTGCTCACAACATCACCCCTAACACATGGACTACTACTATCGCCACGCAGGAGCCTTTACTCGATGTTATGTACTAGAATTGACCCTATGAAAGAGGTGTGCTAATGGCTGTCGGATTCCCAGCAAAGACTACTTATGCGAACGGAGATGTGTTCTCCGCTTCGGATATTAACGACACAAACGGAACACTTAACCTTGCTGCTGGCGCACAATGGGCAGCAGGAAAAAATAAGATTATTAACGGTGCATTTAATATATGGCAACGCGGTACTTCTTTTGCTTCTGCTGCGGATTCAACATATTTTGCAGATAGATTTTTAACAAACTGGTCAGCAGGTGGAGCAACAAACACTTTTTCTCGTCAGACTTTTACTGCTGGTACAGCACCAGTAGCAGGATATGAATCACAGTATTTTGCTCGCCTTGCTGCAACAGGTGCAACAGGAACAACACAAATCGGAATTGGTCAAAGAGTTGAAGATGTTAGAACTTTGGCTGGTTCAACAGTCACTTTCTCTTTTTGGGCTAAAGCAGATTCAGCAAGAACATTAAACTACTATATTCAGCAAAACTTTGGGTCAGGTGGTTCAGCCACAGTTACAGCATCGGGAGCAATTAGCGCAGTCACAACTTCGTGGGCGCGTTATTCAGTTACGGTAACACTGGGCGCAATGACTGGAAAAACAATCGGCACAGGCTCTTATGTTCAATTTGATATTTATGCAGCATCTCAATCTGGCTCAATTTCAATCGATATATGGGGAGTTCAATTAGAGCAAGCAAGTTCTGCCACAGCCTTCCAAACTGCAACAGGAACAATTCAAGGCGAATTGGCTGCTTGCCAAAGATATTTGCCTGCAATTGCAGGTATTTATTCTCCCTTTTTTGGTTATTCACCTAGCGCGAACACCACTCTTGTATCTGTTGTTTATCCAGTAACTGCAAGAGTTGTTCCAACTGGTGTAACTATTTCAAGCGCTAGTCATTTTCAGATATTAAATGCCGCTACTACTGCTGGTACTCCAACTGCCATTGCTTTTGACTCTTTTAATACTGGTATAAATGGCGCGGGGCTTACAGTAACTTCTACCGTTGGTTCTCCAACTTTAGTATCTGGTCAAGGTGGATACATAAGAATAGTAAGTTCATCAGGTTCAATTCTATTTACAGGATGTGAGTTATGATAGTAAACTACAAAGACTCTGGTGGAGTTGATTGCATAATCGTGACTAATGAAGATGGTTCTACTTGGTCAGGCTTAAAGTCTGCCTACGATGAAATGATTGCTCGTAATGAAGCCGCTTCTCTGTAAAGCAGGGCAACAACTTCGTGAGCAGATTGATGATTCCTTTCCTGACCGCGATAGAAAGTCCGATGGCTGGATAGGCGATGCCGCTCATGCCAATCGTGCAAGTGACCACAATCCCGATCCGTCTAACGGCTTCGTCAGGGCTATTGATGTGGATAAGGATTTCGACACACGCCCCAGCACAGGTGCTTATCTTGCCGACCAAATACGCCTATGCGCCAAAGCAGGTGAGAAGCGAATTTCTTATGTCATCTATGCAGGCAAGATCGCTTCCTCTAAGAAATCTTGGCGTTGGCGTCCTTATGATGGGATTAACCGCCACGATCATCACATCCATATTTCATTCACTAAAGAAGGCGATCAGAATGGTCGCTGGTTCGACATCCCGATGCTAGGAGCAACAACAAATGAAAGACCTTAAAACAGCAGCAGGCTCATGGGCTAGAGCATTCTTAGTAGCAGTACTAACACTTGCAGCAGCTGGTGTGACAGAGCCAAAGGCATTACTTGCTGCTGGACTTTCATCATGCTTGCCACCAGTTATTCGTTGGTTAAATCCTAACGACTCAGGTTTAGGCATTCAGAAGTAATGACTGCCCTTAATTGGGCGGCTCTCGCAGTTGCAGGCATCTCAATCGTTACTGGCTTTGTTGGATCAATCCGCTGGCTAGTGAAGCATTACTTGAATGAACTAAAACCTAACGGTGGTTCGTCAATGAATGACAGATTGAATCGACTTGAAGGGCGTGTCGAAACAATCATTTCTTTATTGGAGAGGTGACAATTTACACATGGCAAGAAAAGCAACTAAGAAGCTAGTGGATGAAGGTTATTCCAAACTAGATGCGTGGGCTATTGGTGTGCATGAAATGTATCGTGCATTACGCCGCGCAGGCTTCGATGTTGATTTGGCACTTGCCATCATTGTAGAGAAACAGGCTTATCCTGAATGGATACTTCCATCGCCTATTAACCCAAATATCCCAGAGCCAGACTGGTATGACGATGAGGATGAATGAAAAGAACTGTTGTAGTTCCAGACTTACAAGTTCCCTATCACGATCCAGTAGCAGTAAAAAATG